TGTTTTCTTTTAAATAATATTTATTTCTATCTTTTGGACTTCTATATAAATTTTCCATTTTATTATTCCCCCTTAATTAAATTATAAACTTTGATTCTTTCTAATCTTGTTTGTTTTGTTGATACTCCAAATTTACTTTTATAAATTGAATGCTCTTTTATTTTTCCTCTTACTTCAATTCTATCTCCTTCTTTTGCACCCTCATTTTCATGGTGTAAATATTTTGAACCTTTATAAACAAATACATTTCCCTCAAAATCAACAAGATTAAAAATATAACTTTCTCCCCAATACCCATTAAAAGAAAACATTTTTTTCCCAGTATCGCTTAATGCAACAAATAAACAATTTAAATTATTTTGTGATAAATTATATTCTATATGGTTTATTGCAAATTCTTTACTATTCATTATTTTCTCCTTTATTATTATTAATTTGAGTTTGTTATATGGCCTTCATCTTCCATAGCTAGCCAATTTTCATAGCTAGCTCGAAGCATATCGCCATCAAAAGTATCACATTGTTTTTTAAAATAATTTATTGTTGCTTCAATATCGGTTTCTTTAGCATTGGTCTTAACTAACCTATAAGCTATTCCATCGTAACTTTTAAATTTAATGTGGTTGTTATTCATTATTTTCTCCATTATTATTATTATTAAACCTAGAAAAACATCTAGGTTAACTATTAAAACCTATTTTTTATAAAAACAAGCTTTTTTTTATTTTTTTTTTATTTGAATTTTGCTAAATTAATTTAGGGAGAAAATTTTTTTGATTTTCCCCCAAAAAAATCATTATTCTCTCCAAATGAATAGGGGTTGAACATGAGTCTATCAAGATTAACTTATTGGTTAGCCCCTATGACAAAAGAATCTGACATTCAAAGAGTTTGCCATGAATATCTAACATATATGTCAAAAACATATAATTTTAGGCATTTTCATGTTCCTAATGAGGGCAAAAGAAATGTTTATTATAATACTAAATTAAAAAACATGGGTTTAAAATCAGGTTGTCCTGATATTATTGTTGAATATCCAAAGGGAAGATTATTATATATTGAGCTTAAAACAGCAAAAGGCAGGTTATCTGAAAATCAAAAATTGTGGAAAGTGCAATCAAAAATTTATGAAACACCCCATTATATTGTAAAAGGTGATTTAAATGATTGCATTGAACAAGTAAAAGATATTATTGAAAGAAATATTCCCAAAAAGACCTCACAGTTGAATTAAAATTTTTTCTTATCTATTTGAACCTTTTTAACTTTAATACTCTCTGGGGGGCTTTAAATCGCCCATTAACACCCTTTTTTCTTGTCTTTTTATTTATTGGTCTTTTGTTTATCAATTCAGCTATTGTTGCTGTTGTTGTAAATCCACTCATTTACCCACTTTCCTCATTGCCCTATTGTGAGCTTGTGCAAAAGTAAATCTTCCTGATGCTAAATCTTTAGACATTTCTTTCATATGCTTTAAAGAATGATGCCTTGCATGGCGATTCATTGTTTTCTTTTGCCTTGTTGTTAAATTTTTTGTGAATTTTTGAATTGATGCAACTTTTACCATTACTTCATTTTCTTCTTTCTTCTTTTTGTTCCCTTTTTCTTTTTCTTCATTCCTTTTGAATGTGTACCTTTTCCATAATGATATGGCATTTTTTCCTCCTTTTGTTGTTAATTCTTTGTATCTGTTTTTTTGTTTTTATCAAAACTTCTCATTCCTGCAATTCCTAACATTCCAAATAATAATGGCATCATTACCGACATATCGGCTTGAGGTATTGTTATTCCAAAACCTGCACAAATAGGACTAACCATATAATTTATTGCTAATGATAAACCACAAATCCAACCTATTAATGGTCGCCATGAGCTTTGAAACCAATTACCCTTTGCTTCTTCTTGATTTACCTTTATTTGTTGTAATGCTAACTCTTGACCATGTTTTTCTGCCATAGTTGCTATTTCGTGTGCTAATTTATTTTTAGTGTCTTTATCCTCTATAAATTTTCCTAATAACTTTGATGCAACTGGCAATAAACTTGTAATCATAAACTTTTCCCCATTTTTTCAATTAATCTATTCCATCTATTTGTAGTTTGTTTGTATGCTCTACTATCTTTCATTTCTTCAATAGCAGTTTTTATATCATTGTTTTCCAATGCTTTTTTAAATTTTTTAAATTGATTTAGTTTTGGCAAACCAAGTTGAAATGCCATGTGAATCACACATTCTTTTACATTGTCATCAATAGTCATTCCTTTACAAAAACTTTCACCATCATTAATTGAAACTTTTAAATCATTATCAAATAATTCTTCTGCTCTTTCTTTTGATATTGGTTGCATTAATTCTTCTTTTTCATTATCCCTTATTAAATGTCCAACTGATATTGTCCAATAACCCAAATGGTCTTGGTAAGGTTCTAATATAAATCCACCCTCCTCCTTTATGATATCTTCTTTTAATTGTTCAATATTCATTTAGTTACCATTTTTTTTTGCCATTTGATTAAAACCAATAAAAGAACCTATAATACCCATGTTTGATAAAACCCAAATTTCTGCAATACCTGATAAATGATCTATTCTTTCCATAGGCAATAAAGGGGTCATTAATACCACAATAAACCCAGTAACTGATAATGCACTAAACCATACTAAATATCTTTGTTGATCTTCTTTTTTATCTCTATTTTCCAATAAAATTAATTTTTCTCGCATTTCAAATTCTTCATCACTAATAATATTGTCATTATTGGTATCCAATTTATTTAATTTAGAATTTTTTTGCAGTTTTTTTTGAGTCATTTAAAAACCTCATTTAATCCAAATACTTCCAAAATCATAAATGTAAAAAACAACAATAAAATTCCACCTGCTATTAGTTTTCCACTAAAATTTGTTGAACCTATTTTTACTGCTACAAATTCATTTCCCAATATTCTTAAAATTAACTCAAAACTATTTTCGCCAACTTTAACTTGAACTGGTTTTTCTATGGGTTTTTTTTCACTCAATAAAATAATCCTTTTTTATTTGGGTTGTCTTTACATTCATAATCTCTAGGACAACCAAGCCTTATGTCTAATCCATCAAATTTATAATATTCAATTTCTAAATTAGCATAATTATTCATATATACACAACCAATTTTGTCTTGATAAATTTTTTGATATTGTAAATCACAAATTGAATTATTTGATAATTGAAAAGGTTGAGGTGTTTTTTCTTTCATAAAAAATTTAATCATCACAATTAAAAATATAATTCCAACTCCAACAACAAAACTAATAATTCCAGCCATTTTTATTAAATCAAATATTTCTTCTTGTTTCCTGCTGGCCTCAAGTTTTCTTTGTGTTTCCTCTTTTTTTGCTTGGTCTATTCTTTTTTTTCTTTCTGCTAAAATAGAAGCCCATGTCCCACTTCCAAAGCGAAAGTCTATCATTACAGCCACCTCTCGGAGCTGTTCTTGAGCTAGTTTTGCGTCGATAATTTCTTGAGCAACAGATTCTGTATCAAAATTAGAAAATCCACCACCTTTTTTAAATCTATCTTTTTGAGCTTGTTGCTCCCCTTTTATTAAATCATCAATACTTTTTGCAATATCGCCAATATCATTAGCAGTTTCAATATTTGATTTTATAAAATCGGTTGCTTGTTTTACCAAAGCAATTCCAGTTAATACTTCTGCAACTACCATTACTGTGAAACCCTACCATCTAAAAGATTATCATATTTTATTTTTAATTTTTTGGGTTTCCATAACCTGCTTATTATTACTTTTGTTCTTTGGCTTCTTAAAGATGCCCTTTGTTTAACTGTTAAAAAACAAGGTTGGAATATACCTAACCCATGCAAGTTGCTTATCTGACGGCTCTTAAAAAGGGTTTTTTCATAGGTTTTTGCAATCAAAATTAAGTTTTAACCACTTTCAAGGGTTGTTATTCTAGCTTCTAATTCTTGAATTGTTTTTACTAATAATGGAACAAGTTTGCTTTGGTCAATTTGCTGTGGAATAATTTTTGATGCTTCTTTTACATCACCAACTTTTTTGTCCTCTGGGATTTCATCTCCATTAACATAAAGAACTTCATCTGTTACAGCATCTTTTTCACCTACTATTGCCTCTGGCACTATAGATGAAACTTCATGTGCTAAAAAACCATCAACAGTTTTATCTGCATCTGATATAAAATTAAACCTACATGGCTTAAGTTGTTTTAATCTTGTTGTTGCATTCCAATCTGTTACCACATTTTCTTTTAATCTATAATCTGAAGATGTATTATATGATGTTGAAGAATTATCCCAACTAATTGTTCCTCGTATATTTCCGAATCCGTTTGTATGAAATCTTACACCTTGACTTGTTCCAGTATTGGCTGCATTAACAATATCTAAAAATGACTGAGAACCACTTGAAGCATTACATTCTAAATACAAACAACCACCAGCATCTGTTCTTTTCTGTTGTATTGTATGTCCACCAAGATCGCTTGTTGTACCTATAAAAAGTTGGCCACTTGCTTTAAATGTTGAATGTGTATTTAGAGAACCAGAATTTCTACATTTTACAGCTAATTCCATAGACGTTGATGCACTAGCTCCAGCTTCTAACTCAATGCCAGGATTTGTGTCTGTATTACTTTGTAAAAATCGAAGATAGTTATTGTTGCTACTACCACTTGTTCCCCCAGGCTGTATGTTTATAATACCATGTTCACCATTACCTTTGACATGAATACCACCATCTGGTGATGTTGTTCCTACACCTAATCGCCCTCCAGATGTTAATGATGCTTTTGTTGTGGCTGCTTCACTAGCACCAGTCATAAATTCTAATCTTGTTGAATTACTACTTGAAGAATGGTCGCCCTCTGCAACGGCTTGTATTGCACCAGAAACTAATATTG